TTCCCACGAGAACGGCACCGCTGCGTCAAAGGTGCGCTTTGGGGCGGCAGTTGCGGTACTTGCCCCGGTTGCTGCGGCAGCAAGTTGTAATTAGGATTAAAAATTCCACCGAAGGCCATGATTATTTCCCCAAGAGACCGTACTTGCCGGACATGAACGGCACGGGATCAAACGTCGGCGCGCGGTAGTTCGCCAACAGCCCAGCCGGATTAAAACGCGCCACATTGGCAGGCGTGATGTCACCGTTGCCACCAGGCGCATCAGAGCCGCCGCCACTAGAGGGCTTTAGCGAGTTCGCCAAGCTGCTCAAGCCCATCAGGCCTCGAGCGACCATCATTGGGTTGGTCAAATTGACGCCCGCGTTTGCCAAGGCTTGTGTGTACCAAGGAACGTCAGTCGCTATGCCAGCCGTCTCTAAAGTCGGGCCAGCAATACCAGCGCCAGGAGGAAAGCCTGAGCCAAGCGTCTCTAACACGGGCGCGTCAGCCAGAGGGGGAATGACGATATCCTCCAACCCAGTGACAAGGTTTAACCCAGCGCCTGCGCCGGGAGCGAGACTGCCGCTACCAATTCCAGCCGTTTCAAGCAGTGGTCCCGTGCCGGGGCCAGCGCCGACGGGGAATCCCAGCGCCCCAGTGCTACTAGAGCTTGCGCCACCCAAAAGCCCAGCAAAGCCGCCAGTTGCGCCGATTGCGCCCAGCATCCCGCCCGCCAGAAGCAATGGGAGCGCGCGGTTGAACATGGATTCCGGCTGCTGCTGAATATTGGTGATTGGCGTGACGTAGCCAAACTCCTCGTCATATGTGATCCCGGCAGGGTCAATCGCCTCCCCTGGGCCGCCTACGGAGCGCGGCACGCCCACCTGCATCATTCCCTGCATTCGCTGGTACTCGGGGCGAAGCCGGTAGCCCGTGGCGGTGTCCGAGTCTCCTCGGCCTATGGTGTAAGCCTCCCAGTACCGGGGGTCAAAGCTGCCTTGCGGTGCGCTGCCGGTTGAGAAGTCGTAAATTTGCGCCCCGGAGTTAATGTCTCCAGCCGTTCCGTAAGCACGACGGCGCTCCTCCTCCGTCATCTGATCTACGGGCTTCCCGTTGTAGGTCACTTGACCATTATTGACGGCAAACATGGCTAATACCCCAAGAAGTCAAACCCGCCAGGTTTGCCAAAGAGCGAGGCGAGCAACGCAGCCCCGCCCAAGGCTTGGCTGCCGCGGCTGGGATCAGGCGTCTGCGTGCTAGTTGTGGACCCCGGCGTGCCCGACAGCACACGAGATAGCATGTCAATGTTGCGGCGCGGGTATTCCTGAGCGCGTTGGTAATCCTCAAACGCGGTGTCGTACTGCTGCTGCTGAATGCTGCGCGGCACGTTGCCCGCCTGAAGTCCACGCAGAAGCTGGCTGAATTGCTGCTCTTGCAGGCCCTGGCCAAGCTGGGCTGCGCGCATCTGCCGATCCAAGCCCTCGCCATAGGCGTTGTATTGCAACTGCCCCAACGCCCCGCCTAGACCGCGAGCAAAGGCTTCATTGGCTTGGTCTTGCATCATCGCGTGACGGCTACCGCCAAAGCTGTTGGGATTGGTGAAGCGGCTATTGATGGCGCCCGTGGCGTCTTCGTAGGCGCGACGAGCCTGATTGGTCACATCGCCCACCATCTGTTGCATGAACGGATTGCCGCCGCCAGGCTGTATGATCCCGCCGAGCAGCCCTTGAGCTTGCTGCATCATGGGATTGCCGCGCATCTGATTCTGAATGCCCGAGAGCGCCTGATACTGGATGTCAGACATGCCCGCCACTCGAGGGCCGCCATACGGCTCATAGGGTTTGTTGGCGTACTCAAAGACCCCCGGCAGAAAGTTGTTGTAGTAGCCCTGAAGATACGGAGAAGGACCGCTGGAGGTGGTGGTGGTCGGCATGATTCGCTCCTAGAGAACGAGGTAGGTAAAGGTAAAGGAAATGTTGGTGTTGGTGTTGGTGGACATGCCGCCGGTAAAAAAAGCAGCGTCATTAGTGGTGTCTGCATAAACACGAAACCCACCACCGCCAACCCCGCTCTCCCTGCCAACGCCGCCGACCTGATTGAGACCAGCCAATGCAGACGCAATTGGCAGGCTCAATCTAAATTCAACTGTATTGGCGCTATTGGTTGCGTCCACATCGCACCAGCCGGAAACGGTCACGACATTGCCAACGCGCATCCAATGGCATACGGCCGAAGCCGTAACGCTGTCGCAATTGGTAACGGCCGTTACAGTTGGGGTGTACGTCCCGCTCGCCACATACTGATTCGTGGCGCCTGTGACCGCGCCCGAGTTGTTATGTAGGGCGGTGCCGTACAAGCGGCCATCGTCGGTCACATAGACGTCGCTACCCTGCGCCAATTTGCCCGAGGTGCCGTCAAACCTGACTACTTGGTTGTCTGTTGATGTTGCGGGGCCCTGCACAAGCTTCTCCATCGCGGTGGTTAGCTCCCGCCACAGCGTGTAAAACCGCTCCTGAAACCGCGCCCAAAAAGTTTGGGCAACGTAATCTCCACCATCTCCCACGCCCAATTGCGGCAGCTTTGGGTTGCTAGAAATCATGTCTTGCCCACGGGAACGATGTCGTACTTGATGTCTTTGATGTTGAAACGTGATCCCGCTTCGCTGTAGATCATTACTTCAAACATCTTGCCGGTAACAAAGACATCAAAGCGCTGATTGGTCTTGTCAAAGTCAACCGCTACATAGTTAGGAGCCGAATCTCGCTCGTAATGCACTTTGTCATACGCGGCCACTTCGCATTTAAGTTTGTCAACGTCAAAATCAGGCAATGATGAAAATAGAGTGCCCGCGCCGAAGATGGGATACACGCGACGCAACGTCAAATCGGTATCTGGCGGCGCCTCAATACGGATGCGGCCAGTGCGAATTTCAGAACACCACTTGTTTTCCGGGTAGGAGGCGTAATACAAGTGCCGCAAGTTGTAGATTTTTTTGTCGCCCGCCACAATGAAATGAGCGACGTAGCGCTGCCCTTGATGGGCAATTTTGTTGTAGTCAAACAGCGACAAGTCTCGGACGATGCACTGAAAGCCGGTTGGGCTGTCTACGCCAAAGTCGTAGTCGTCCCCGTTTACCACGTCATACATTGGATAAGGGCTTGACCACCGACCATCCCGATAGTTGTAGGCAAAGCAAATAAAATTTGGCGTGTTGCCGTCGTCGGGGATCCAAATAAATACGCACCCGCTGTATTCGTCGTGGCTAATCTGCACCTTGTAGCCAAAGGTGTTTTCGGAGCCGATGTAGTTAAGCATTAGCTGCCGCACGCCTTGGTCAATCTCGCGCGGCACCGAGCCGTCAAACAGGTAGACCCCCGCGGGCCCTGCAAAAACGATCCCCGCTGGAGTCGCAGCCCACGCTTCCGGCCCAAAACACCCGATGCTGGGCGAGAGCAGATTGAACTGCCACTTGTCCGCGCCGCCCACAAAGCGCCCGATGTACATGCTTTGGCGCTTCCACACGATCACCAAGTCATTGAGCGTCGCGCCCGCGTAGATTTCACCTGGCGTCTCCACGAGCTTAATGGCTACGGCGTCATTGCTAGCAGATGCCGTCCACGTTGTGGAAGAGCCGCGGTCGCTGATCTTGATACCGTTGGGAACCGCTGTTCCGTCGTTGTAATTGAGCGCTAGCAGCGCTCGAGACTGCGCCAGCACAATGGTTGCCTTGGGCGCGTTGGTCAGGTCTGAAAACGCCCCACCCGTGGACACTTGGATGGTGTAGCCAATGTTGGCGGCCACAATCTCGCTTGCGGCAATGCCTTGCGAGAAGGACCAGCCCGAGGTGTTGTTATAGCCGCCGGACTTGGAGCGGTCCACAATCGTGCTGGAATTGGTAATTTCCTCAATCTTGGTGGCAGACCCCAAGAACAGCCTTGCCGTGCCCGTTTCGGGTTTAATTGCGCGAGCGTTGAGTACCGTTCCCGCCGCCGCTGCAACATTCAAAAACGCCGGATCTGCAATTCCGTCAGGTTTCGCGCCTGCGGAGTAAGCCGTTTGATACACGCCATTGGTCGGGATAAGCCCCCTCACCCATTGGCACTCCCCGTCATCCCCAACTATGTCGTATTGGAACTTGAGCATTAGCGCACCGAAATGTCAGGACGAATCCGAGGCACTTGAGAGCCCTGCTCGGCACGGTCGCTCTCGTTGCGGATGCGATTGAGCGTCTCAAGGAGCTTCTGCTTCCACACGGTCGAGCGGGCGTCGTCCACCACATACGCGCTTGCTTCCGTCAAGCTGCCGTACAGATACGCGCCAGGGTAGGCCGCCAAGAGCCAATTGGACGCCTGCGACGTGGAAAGCGACGTGACCGACTCGTAGTAGGTCGCCTGCACCACCGCGTCCGTGCTGGGCGTGGGGTACAGATAGGTCTTGTCCCCGATAGTCTTGTAGTACCGGGGAGTGCCCGTCGTCTCGCGCCCGAAGTTCGTGACTTGAGACTCTTCCGTGATCGGGGCCAGGTTTACATAGCCCCCGCTCTGCGACAGCCGCAACTGCTTCCACTGAAGCCACTGCGCGGGGTGGACGAGGTAGCCGGAGGTGGACGTGGTGGAGGTGGAGCGCTCCATTTGCCGCACCCGCATCTCGCTATTAAACCCCGACTCAAACAGGTCAATGAAGTCGTCGACCGTTGAGGTCAAATCCGAACGGTGCATCCAGTTGGACGCAACCGCCGTCTTGATGGAGGTGTAGGCGTCAAGAGCCATGATTTACCCTAGAACTGGAAGCCGCCGAGGAAGTTGAACGGACCACCCCGCTGCCGCAAAGGCTTGCGGAATTGATTGGCGCCGCCTTGCCTGCCACCGCCCTGCCCAAACAGGCGTGAGGCAAGCGCGGCCTGAGACACATAATCATTGTCGCTACCCAAGGACGGTTGTCCAAAGGCAGGCATCGCCAAGTGCGTCTCAAGCCCGCCGAGGTCTTCCCTCGCGCCTGGCTTCACCAAGGCGCCGCCGTTGTCCACCATGCCAGGCTTGACGGGGGCGCCCATGACTCCCCTCATGTCCGCAAGCCCCGGCATGGAGAGGCTGGGGCTCAGCAACCCCGGCTTACCCATCGGCTGCATCTGCTGGCGATTAGCCATTGCCAAGCTCTGCGCCCAGGGGTTGAACTGCTCAAGGGGACCGCCCGCGAAGCCCCCTTCCGAAAACTGGTCAACATTCATGCCGTACATGACTGCGCTCCTTTAGATTTAACGCCCACCATCCGCATGTCTCGCTCGGGGAAGTGAAAGAGCGGCCGCTCCTCCCTCACATCCTCAAGAAAGTCCGACATGAATTTATGTAACAGCGCCTTGCTGAAACACCACCGATGACACATGGCAGGGTCTTGGTGCGTGGGGTCGCCGTATAAAGGCAATAGCGTGTATTTGAGGTTTGTCTCGCCCCGGCGCAGAAACTCCACAACCTTGTCTAGACACGGCACCTCAATTGCCAACGTGCCCCCCGGCTTTAGCACCCGCACCCACTCTTGCAGCACCGCCCGCGTCTCCCACAGGTAGAAATGCTCCAAGACATGAATCGCCATCGCTTCATCGGCATAGCCGTCAGAAAAGGGCAAGTCCCGAAGATCAGCCGACACATCCGGCTTTCGCCTAGAGTGATTGGACTCAAAGTCCACGTTTACCCAGCCCTCCAAGAGCTTGGGGCCGCACCCGAGGTTTAGGCGGACAGGACTTGCTGCCACGGATAGGCCTTCTTCACCGCCTCCAACCACTTGGGGCCGATCACTTCCATTGAATAGCGCTTCTGCACATAGCGCTGCGCTTTCCTCACGCGCTTCAGGCACTCCTTTTCGTTGCCAAGCGCCCACTCCACACCTTCCCGCAAATCTCCCACCCACAAGAGGTCAGCAAACTCCTCGTATGCGGGGAGAGGCTCTGCCACCACAAACTTGCCCGCCCGCACCGCCTCAATCAGCCGGTTCCCGCTCTTGGCAGCACTAACCCCCGTGGGGACGATGACCACCGCGCACCCGGACAGCCCCTTCTCCACCGCAGTCGGCGACCACGGGATGATGAGCTGCTTCACCTCATCGGACAGATGCGGGTCGTGCCTTGAGACGCAACCCAGCGGCACATTTAACCCTTGCAGCTTCTTCACGCCCCGAAAGAAGTCGGGAAGGTTGATCGTGTTGCCGTACCAAAATAGCCCCGTCCCCCACGAGGGCGCCTTCTCCGGCGTCTCGTAAGCGTCGGGAATGACCATTGCTGCCCTACCCGTCTCCTGGTGGATGCGAAAGCGCATCACATCCGAGTTACAGGTAATTAACGCTGCCTTCCCGCACATCTCGCGGTAGAAGGGGCCTAACTTCTTGTCAGCAAACCAGTCATCACAGACATCGAAAATGAACGCCTTGTAGCGCTCCACAATCGACGCATCCCAGTCGTGCTTGCCTACCACCAGCAAATCCCCGTCGTCCCCGCTAGGGGTCACGCCGTGGTTCTTGAGGTAGTGAATCGGGGCAATCGCCCGATACCGAGTTGAGGCTATGGCGGGGTCAATCCCCAAGAACGTCACGCGCATAGTTCTTTGACCCTCTGCGCGACCCGCTCCACCGGCCATTTGTCCGATTGCCGGAATAGCTCTAGCGACTCGTACCAATCCGACTCTGCCCCCTCAAGGTGATAGAACCACCGGGGGGTCTTGGGCACGAGGACCAAGCACTTCTTCCCCAGCCCCCCGGACAGGTGGACGAGGGATGTACACACAGTAACCACCAAGTCCAGCTCGGCGACCAATGCCGCCGTGTCGTCGTAGTCGTACGCCTGGGCCGCTCGGTGCCAGTGCTTGATCTCAATCCCGTGCTTATCAGTAAAAGCCCGTATCTCGTCATCGGGATTCTTGTACTGCAAGCTGACCCAGCTAATCCCAGGCGTCTTGAGGATCGGCAGCAGCCCCTCAAGGCTAAAGCTGCGACGCCCGCGAAAGGTGTTGGGCAACCCCCCCGTCCACGCAATCCCCACCTTCTTCCCCGGCAAGGTGTCCAGCAGCGCCCGCCATTGCAGCCGCCGCTCGGGATCAGCCACAAGCCACGCCTTCCGGGGGAAATCCTCTTTCCGCTGCCGGTACTCTCGGCACAGGGTTCCCACAGGCGCACAGAAGTCAAACTCGGCCTCATCCCGCCAGCCCCGCAACTCGGGGTTGTGCCGCGTGCCGTGGACGATGACCTCCGGCGGCAGCGAGCGCTTAAAAAGCCCCGCTAACCGCTTGTCGCACTCAAAGGTCACTTGGTTGCCGTGCGCCACCGCATCAGGGATGACCGAGGCGTAGGACAACTCATCCCCAATGCCCTGCTCTCCCCGGAGGTACAGCCTTACCCCGTCGGTGCCGTCCCAATACGGCTCGTCGTGCGCGGGGGTGAGCTTCCGATACTTGCCGCCAATGGCAAACTCGTAGTTGAGAAAGCCGTCCTTGTAGTTGCGCTTCTGCAAATAGGCGTAGGCCAAGGACTCCCGCACATCCTGCTGCTCGGGGTTGAGCTTGAGGCTCCGCAGCGCAAAGTCGATTGCCACATCCGGCTGGCAGCGATTGACCGCAATCACGCACAAGTTATTTAGCGTGGCCGGATGCTCGCCGGAGCGCTTGAGCGCCTTCCGCAGATACCCTTCTGCCTCATCTAGCAGCTTCTCGTTGTTTGCCGCCGAGGCCATGCACAGCACCGGCATCGCCAGGTTGTTAAGCATCTCCCACGAGGAGGGCTCCAACTCCACCGACCGCTTGGCAAACTGGTACGCCACCCCGTAGCGCTCACACTTCATGTTGATGAGCGCAGCCAGCGACAACGCCGAAGCGTCATTGGGGCACTGGTTCAGGTAATCCGAGACAATCTTGAAGGCCTCATCGGGCCTATCTTGCTCATGCAGAGCAAACGCTTCTTCAAGCCTTGGGTCGATGGACAAGGTTTGTGGTCTTGAGCCGTTTGTATTTGGAATTGATGAGTTCAAACACCTTCTTTGAGTTGTTGGCGTCAAACGGGTCAACGCCGTCCTCAAACTTCATCTTGAGCGCCACGATGTCGGGAATGTGCGCGTAGTGCAGCATCGATTCCTTCAATCCGCGCTTCGTGGATTCCCCGTCGTTGGCTAACCGCTCGGACAAGTCCACGGTCGCAGAGACGTCCTGCGCGTAGGAAATGACGTTCTTCTTCGTCTCTTGGTCGTAATGGTGAAACGTCGCCAATCCCGTCATCGGATCGACGTCAAGAAGTCTGGGCATAAAAAAGGGGGTGAGGTTGCCCCCACCCCCCTGGTTTACCGCGTTGGATTACTTAGCCGGATCGATGTCGGCGACCTTGGCGGACGCTTTCTCGTTACGGCTTTCGATGGTGTACTCGCCAACGATGTGCGCCACATCCGCATCACCGTTCTTGGCAAGACGCTCCATCGTGAAGTTACGCAGCGACGCCACCGCCCAGTAGTCCATGTCGAGGACCAGGAGAACCGAAGTCCGCATGAAACGGTTGGGGATGAGCTGGTGCTCGCCGAAGTCCGAAACGTACAGGTCCACGCCCGAGATGATCTCGGCCTGGGAGCCTGCGTTCACGTTGCGGAAACGGGTTGCCACACCAGTAAAGCCACCGCTGATCTTCTGCTTGACCTTGCCGGAGCACATCAGCACCTTCGGATCGCCACCCGCGTTCCACGCGAGGTTGATGGCATTCTTGAGCGCTGCTTCCGTCAGAGAGCCAGCCGAGGTGGAGTCGATGGGGCCGCGAGTCGGGAAAGCACCCGTGGTCGCACCGTGCGTCGTGCCAGCCGTGCCCTCCTGCACCGATTGGGCGTTGGTGGCAATCCAGCTCTCCACCGAGGCCATCGTCGGGGCCGAGGCAGCCGCACCAGCCGTGCCGCCCTGGTTCTGCACCGCAGCGAACTCAAGGTCGCGCTTCAGTTCCTTCATGCGCTTAGCGAGCTGATACTCAAATTCATCAGCGCGGCCGTAGGTCTTCACCGCACGGGCAGTACCCGAGACGGAAACGACCTTCTTGAGAATCTGCGTGAAGTTCTTGAGGCGCTTGGTGGCAACAGCAGCCACAGCGGTCGTCGTGTCGCCCTCAATGTTCGCGTTGGCAGCAGCATCAGCCAGCGCGTCTGTTTGCCATTCGTGAATTGTGTTCGTGGCCTTGGTCTTGCGGGCCTTGGTGACGAACGGGGTTTCCGTGGGAGAGATGTCAAAGATCAAGTCGGCGACATCTTCCTTGATGCCTACCTGAGCATACGTCTGGTAGGTATTGGTGGGGATAGCCATGTTTAACTCCTAGAGAATCGTTGCGCGAGGAGCCCGGAAAGCTGGTCAAGGTCATTGCCTCCGCCCTTGCGGAAGCTCTCACGCGCTTTCTGAAAAGCGGCCTTGTCCTGATTGGGCCGCGCCGTGGGTTTTGCTACCGGCGGCAGATTCTTGACTTGCTGTGCCCTTGAGACGCGAGAGGCTTGCAGCTTGTCGTATTCGGCAGCCTTGTGAAGCACGAGGACGGCTCGAGGATCGGTGATCCCGTCAAGTTCGGCGTCCTGGTATCCGTAGCGCTGGGCGGCGGAGCGGATTTCCTTCATCTTCTGCTCACCCCAACCGGGGATTTGCTGAGAGAGGAGCTGGGCCCCGAATTGGACTCGCTGGGCGGTTTCGGCCGCCTGAACGTAGTCCACTCGCTGTTTGGCGTCGGACAGGTTACGGACTAAGCCATCCCTGTAGGACTGCCAGCGCACGAAGTCGGCCTGTTTGGCCGCGTATTCCACGGGATCAGTAGCGCGCAAATCGTTCCAATCCAAGCTGTGGAAAGCCTGTAAGGAGGCGTCTGCGCTCTTTATCTGCCCGATGATGTCAGCAAACTGCTGTGAAGCCTGCACCGCTTGAGAAGCCGCTTGCAGCATCGTCTCCACATGACGACGCGCCTGGGCTACCTCTTGGGTCTTCTTCGTGTAGTCAGCTTGCCGCAGATAGCCGTCCTTGATTTCTTCGGGAACGGCGTACAACTTTCCATCTATCTCCACCTCCGACAGCTTCGGCCCCGTATCCTCTTCAGGGGGGGCTTCCTCTGCTTCGGCGGATTCTTGAGCTTCTTCCGACAAAGGGCTCTCGTCGCTAGGTGCCGCTTCTTCGCGGTCTAGCTGATCCATGAACCCTTTGGCAAAGTCGCTCAAAGTGCGCTTTGGCTGGTCATCAGCCGATGCTTCAGGTGCTTCAGACGTGACTACTTCGGATTGCCCTTGGGCTTGATCCATTGGTTTCCCCTAGTGTGTGAAGTCAGACTCGGCTGGCGCCGGTGGTCTGTTACCGCAAAGAGAACAGGTGTCTCTTCGGCAGCAACTCTTTGTCGGCAATCTTGCCGGTGTTGATGTGCGTCTCAAATGCGAGCTTGAACCGCTTGATGAGCTTTTTCATCAAGACAAGGTTCTTCATCTGCTCAACGTCCTTCTCGTTGACCGCCGTCAGCGCCTCGTTGAGCGTGTTCTCAATGTCCCGAAAGGCAGCAACGGTCAAGGGATGCGTCAGGATGTACTCCGCCTGCTGCGCGTCCCGCATCCTGTCCTCGCTCAAGCCACCACCTTGTCGTACTCGGTCTGCGTAATCGGCAGCACCCCGCCACAGACTTGGGACTCCTCAAGGTCGGTCGGCACACGCACCACCTCGTCCTTGAACGGGCGCAGCATCCGCGCGTCAGCCAACCCAGCGGAAGCCTGATCGTCAGCCGTCACAATCTTTACGGGTATCTTCATATGGATAGAAGCAGCACGTCCTCGTCGTCAATTTCGGCGCGCAATTGCTGCATCTGCGCGGTTTGCAGCTCCAGTTCCGCGAGGAACTTGGCTACGTCCACAGCCGCTGGGCCCTGATAGAGCGAGATGTCAAACGTCGGAAGCGCCAAGGCTTCCATCTGCTCCAACACCAGGCTCAACGGCGCTGGCTTGATCTTGGGCTTCGGAGCTTTCTTGCCCTTGGCAACCGCCGGAGCGGTTTCTACCTTCTGCGAGGCAACGGACTCAGCTTCAGCTCGAGTGCCGTAGAACGCCTTGCCATCAATCGCCCACCACCGCCCTGGAGCCCCGGCGCCTTGAGATTTTGCTTGGACAACCGAGCCGTCAATGGCAACTGCAACACCATCTAGCGGTACCGCAATAAACGCGCTATTGCCGAGCGCTAGGGCCTCGGATACTGCTACCGTGCTTAACGGCGCGTACCCGAGCATGGCTTACGCCCAGGGCAGTGGCGGTTTGACCACCGGAGGGTTGATCTGCTGATCCAGCGCGCTTTGCACAGCCGCCTCAGTGGCGTCCTTGTCCAACTTATCCCACACCCAGCCCAGCACTTGATTAAGCGTCAAGTCGGCGTATTCGGTAAAAGGGACGCCAGGCTCGCCAAAGCCGCAAGAGCCATAGACCGACGCCGTGAAGCCGTCGTGCTCCCCGGTGCAGCGCCAATGGGCAGTAATGACCACGTTGGTCAGGTCGCCCTCAACGGGCTTGCAATCCAATTGGGAGATTGTCCAATCCATGCTCAACCTTTCAGCGCGGCCACTTCAGCCTTGAGTGCTTCAATCTGTGCTTGCTGCTCTTGGATGGCTTTGGTGAGAACCGGCACAAGTTTGGAGTAATCAACACCCCACGTTTTTTCTACATTTTCGCCGTCATCACCAACCGCAACAGCCTCGGGATAAACCTTATTCAAATCTTGCGCCACCACACCAAAGCGCGTATGTCCTCCAGCCCTCCAATCGTGCTTAACTATTTCAATCGCATTAACAACCTCGATGGCTTTTTCGGCTGGTGTAATATTTTCCTTGAGGCGGCGGTCAGATGAAGTGTTGTATGCGGTTGCGCTGCCATTTGTGGTTATTGATCCTACTTGACCATTAGTGTTGTAATAATACCAATGCTCAAGCGTTCCAGTCCCGCCAGCAGCCGACGCGCCGAACCCTTGGCTTCCTGCTTGTCCTAATCGAACACCAACAACAGATGAAGATGGATTTGCCGTGCATCCAATTAATACATTATTTTCTGCACTCTTAATTCTCATTCTTTCATAAAACGTCGCCCCATCAGTTTCGCCCAAAACCAAATCATCAGAATTCGCAAGCGTTCCAAGTATTGGGCCGCGAGACAACCCGTTAGCAAAACACAATCCAGCCACATGAGTTGTGTTAGTGGTTCGGCGAATTAACAACTGACTACCGGTCGCTAATCCTGTTGCGACGTTACCTTCAACAACTAATTTGCTACCGGGCGAACTCGTCCCAATCCCAACGTTGCCGGAGCCGTCAATTCGCATACGCTCGGTTCGCGCATTATTGTTTCCCGTATTTACAGCAAACGCCGCGCCAGCAACAACAGTTTGAAAAGACCCACTTCCAACAAAATAAAGAGCCGCTCCCGTGCCGGGGTCTGTTCCACCGGAGCCTGTGCGTATTGTTCCCGATACGTCAAGTTTTGCGTTTGCATCTGGCGAACTCGTCCCAATCCCGACGTTGCCGGAGGAATCAACCCGCATCCGCTCGGTGCCGCCCGTAGATAAAGCAACCGTATCAGCAGCAGGGAAATACACACCCGTATTGGTGTCGCCTGTGGTGGTGATAGAAGGGGCTGATAC